GTTAATGTACAAGCCATTGTTTTTATTTGTTTTAAAAAAAAAGGGTGAGCAGATTACCTACCCACCCCTTTCTATTGATTAATTAATTAATTATGCGTACTCTACAAGGTCAGATGCGATACCAAACTGAACTCCAGAAGTAAATCTCATTATCATTCTAACATTGTTACTACCATCAAGGTCTCCCATATCTAGGGTCTTAACCTCATTTGTATTGTTTAACAATCCAGTTCCAAAATAAAGATTAGAGCGTTGCGCTGCATACATTTTGTTATTTGACATTCCCGGACAAACAAAGATTTTAACTCCATTTATAGTAAGGCTACCATTGTTCCACCATTGCGTACCCATATTAGCTACACCGTTAGCTCCTAAACCATTTGCTCCAAAACCACCTAGTGCTTGTACATATAATTTAGCAACTTGTGTTGGTACATATAAAAATAAATCTTCTTTACCATACAATGCTGCTGGTATAGCGTCAATTACTTTAGACATTTCGTCAATAATGTTTAAAGATGTAAGTGCAACTCCAGTTACTTGTTGTGCTGCTGGAATATCTCCTGCTGTTGCTGCCGCTGCGATAAGTTTCTCAAAACCATCAAATGATGTGTGAGTTGCTCCAGCTGTATCACCTTGCCAAATATTAAATTCAGTGTTTTGTGCCACCTCTGCCGCTACATGTGCAATCAAGAAATCAGAAAATTTAGGTGGTAATGATTGACCTAAACCGAAACCCATTTGTTGTGCTTCCCAATCCTCAACGAAATCATACTTACAAAGTTGTAGATTTACTTGTAATTCAGTTGGAGTTAAAACTCTTTCAGTTAATGTAATATCAGATGTAGGTACAAAATCACACCCAGCTGCTGTTACTAAAGATGTTGTTACAAGTTTTTTGATTATTTCTTTAAATGCGATATTTGCCTTTACAGTTAGTCCACCATCATCTATTGTTGATGCAGATAATAATGCTGCTGCGATATATTCACCAGCGAATTCTCCAGCATAGGTAGAATTTACAGTAACATTTGTTGCTAAATTTACGTTTCTTTTTTTCATTTTATTTGTTTAATTTATTTAATACTCTATCTAGTGTTGTATTGAATTTACCTTTTGCAAACTCAACTTGTTTAGTTTTTGTTGTTCTTTCTGGATTGTGTTTAATTGGTTTTCTAGAAGCAGACATTTCTTCTTTTTTCTTGTCTTCTTCTTTTTCATTTTCTTTCACATCCATATCTGAAAATTTCTTTTTCAGCATTTCAATTTCTTCTTTTACTTCTTCAATAACTGGTGCAATCACCTCAACTACTGCTTCAATAATTGCTTCAACTTCTGTAGCAACCTCTGCTGGTACTTCTGTTTCAACAGTTTCTTCTTCCAAATCTTCTGTTTCTTCTTCTTTAGCTGGTGCCTCATCAGATACATCGCGAACATCTGCAATCATACCTTCTGCCTCAACAACTAATAACCTACCATCTTCTAGGATATATTCTCCCACTGGCATTGCTACTTTCTCATCATCTGTTACGATGAATATTTCATTTCCTTTTTCAAATGTTTCGGCAGTAACTATTGTGCCGTTTTCCAACTTCATATCTTCAAGTTTTACCTCGATGTTTAGAAGTGTTCTAATTTGATTTAACATTTTTGTTTTTTCCATACTATTTATATAACGATTATTAATTTAAAATTTGCGTTTTTACTCTGTTCTTGTTATTACTCCTATACCTTGTGCTTGAATAGAACCATCACAACATGATATAGAATAAGTGTTAGTGTCCCAACACAAACAAGCTCTATTACCACCATTAGGTGATGTCCTACTAGGTATAAAAGTTTTATTTTTGTTGTTTCTTTGCATTTATATTCTAAAATCTTGTCTAGATATTTGTATTACACTTTGCATATCTTCTACAATTCTCTCAAGTTGGTTTTCTTTTGGTGCAATAATGCTTCTATCAAGACCTAATTCTTCTATTTTTTCTATTACAATTTCTATTTCTTCAAAAGTATTCTCTACATCTCTTTCAAAATTTGTCACAATATTGCTTAAAATTGTTTCGGCTTCATCAATTTTGTTTTTTGCTATAAGATATTCATCTTCAAATTCTCCGTAATAACGTTCTAAAGCAACAAGTGAAGTATCAATATCATCAACTAAAGATAAATCAATTTTTTGTGCTTTAAGGTCTACTTTTTGGTTTGGAAGTTTGTTATAAACTTTTTCTAATCTACTTTTCATTTTTTATAATTGTTTTTATTTGATTTAATAATTGTGATGCCATTTGTTCCTCTATATTTTCTTTTGGAGCCTCCATTTTGTCTGCAAAGTAACCCTCGATAGAAAAACCTTTAACCTTGTTTGTTTTTACATACTCATTCCAAACATCGTCATTGTTTACTTTTACACTTCCCATCCAAGTACCTATTGGTACATCTAAATCATACAATGCAGTCTTGTCTTTGGCTTTATCTTCTACTATCCAACTTTCAACTAATGTTAAGCCATTTAGTGCTTGTGCATGTTCAAGTGTTGAGTTGCTTTGTTTGCCGTTTTGTAAGAACATTTGTGAGGCTTTTACAATAGTATCTTTTGAAAAGTATATATAATATTCACCCTCTGAACCATTGCGGTATATAGGCTTATTAGGTATTAATAAAGCACCCATTAATATTTTCTTTTCCTTATCAACCTCTGCAAGTTTAATTTCTTGATTTTTTAAAGCAACAAAATCACTTTCAATGGCTGGACTTTCAACTATAGAAATTGCATCTACTCCTACATCATCTTGTTCTTCGTCTAAAATAAGCTCAATTATCCTCATAAATATATAACGTGTTTAGTTTTTAATTTTGCATTTATCCAATACTAGCACCCTCAATAATGTTTCTATCCATCTCTTGTGCTGTGGTTACATCATTACTCACAACGTATGCCCTAGCTGGTCTTTGTGTTTGGCTACCTATTGCATCTGCTAATTGTGTTTCACCACTTGCACCCACTATATTAAATGCTGGTGGTTGAGGTGCGGAGCCACCACCACTTGGTGCAGTTGGAGTGCTTCCACTTCCACCGCCACCTTTTACAGTAGATAATATATTTTTAGCTTGTGATACCGCTCCTAAAACTGCTGCAATTTGAGATGCATAAAAAATTGGAAATGCAAATGCCGCTGCTGGTCCCGTACCTTTAGCACTTTTTTGTGCTATGTCTAATGCATTAATAAAACCCATACCAGTACCAATAGCAATCTCTGCTAATGCAGCACCTTTAGATGCAGCAGTACCTTTTTCAAATATATCACCTATTGTACCTACTGCGTTTGCAACCTCTCCAGTTAATTCATTTTGTAAATCTGCTTTTGCTTTAGCTATTTTCTTGTCATCTTCTAATTTTTTGTCCTTTTTTTCCTTTTCAATAGCATCATATTTATCTTGTATATCTGCTAATTCTTGTGCTTGTGCTTCTACAAGTAATGCAGTATCTTCTCCATACAACTTTGCTTGTTCTATTAAATTAAAATATTTATCACTTACTAGATTTTCTTCTGCTACCTTTTTATCAAGTTGTGATTGTATATAAGCATCTTCTAGCTTTGCAATTTCTTCTAATGCTTTTGCTTTTGCAGCAACCTCTGGGTCAACCTCTGCTTTTTCAATTGTTTTTTCTTTTTCTTTTTCTTTTTCTTCTTTGTCTTTTAGTAAAAAACCATCTCTAGTATTTTTTAATTTTCTTAATGTTTCTTCTGTTGCTTTTATTGTTTCTTCACCACTTTCAGCAACTTCTTCTGGGTCAAAAACTAAAGATGAAGATAATTCTAAAAACCCATCTGTTAATCTTGTTCCCTCATCTAAAATACCTAATGATGCTAAACTATTTGTAAGCCCATCTACTAGCCCAAGTAATACAACTATTGGGGCAGTCAAAAAAGCAATTATACCTTTGGTTATGTTTTGGTTTCTTTCAGCAGCTTCTATTTGTGCTTTTTTCTGTTGTTTTTGTTGTTCTAATAAAATTTCAGTAGATGCTATAATTTCATCTGTCTGTTGTCTTTTTAAATCTCTTATTTCTTTTTCTGTTTTACCTTGTAATTTCAAGGTGTTTTCCATAGAACCAGTTGCAGAAAGTTGTTCTTGTTGTGC